TAAATTATGCTCATCGCAAATCATCAACAACTCGTTATAGTCACAAGGATTACCACACAGATTTACTGGCATAATTGCTACTGTATTTTCGTCAATTGCTTCTCTGACTTGCTCAACATTAATGTTAAACGTATACGGATCGACATCTACAAAGTTCATACCAAAATTATTTTGAACAATCGGAAAATATGTGGTGCTCCAACCAACCGCAGGAACAATAATATTGGCAGTGGATGGGAGTCTTTTTTTCCAACGTAAAAGTGAGAGCATTAGCAAGTTTGCAGTTGATCCACTATTGACCATCACAGCATTGCGTGAACCAAAATACTCCGAAAATTCAAACTCAAATTGTTTGACATGATGCCCCATCGTAAATCGATCACTGTCGATGACTTTTTGGATTGCTTGTATTTCTTCGTCTCCCCATGTCGAGGATGCGAGAGGATATGTTTTCATATTATCTCCATATACAAAAACGAGAGGATATTAGTACCCTCTCAAACTGGTATTTTACCAACTAGTTCCCCCAAGAACTGGACTTGGGGGCGGGAATCGAACCCGCCTTTGTGGTTTTGCAGACCACCGCCTTACCAACTGGCTCCCCCAAGAACTAAACTAGTTAGTGGTCACCGCAAGGACCCATGCGATAACCTTCGGCAGTACAACGAACGAAATATGGTTCGACTGTCTCAACCACGTTGAGTGTTGTGCCCGTCATGAACTCAACACACTCACGATACTCTTTGAAATCACAACGAGCGATCATAACATCAATGGGTGCTTTCCAATCAGTTTGAAACTCACCGACACCATAACCAGTTTGTAACTCGCCAAACTTATCACGCATTGTATCTGCGTAACCTTTCAAATCAATTGCTTCCATCACACAATCTCCGTTTCATTCGCAAGATAGACACCAATCGGACTCCCAACTTGAGTCCCCATCAACGCACGTTCTAGTGCCTTTTCGTTTTTGATGTCGTATTCCATCATTTCACTCACACTACCGTTTGCCCACTTGACATCGACAGCAACACCGTTAGGCATCATTTCCAAACCGACAATCTCACCCACCCAATGTGGAATCGTCGCACCGTAGATGCCGACCAATTTATCACCAATATTCAAACCACAATCCATCGCAAAATCTTCCTCGTAAATTCCACCACACATAATCACTCTCTCTTCTCAATCAACACAGACAGTATCTCACTATTGGATTCTCATGTCAACGATTTTTTTTAAGTTTTTTTTAGAGGATTTTCAATCACTTATCGCAACTTCTTACAATTCGGTTCATGATCCGATCCGCATCTAGATAGCATCCGTTCTCGTCGAACATATCATCTAACAGAGACTCAATAACGTAATCATATGCCGCAAGCGGATCAGGATTGTTAAATTTGAGATCGTAGAAATCATTCCAAAACTGTTCTGCTGTAACGTTTCTTTGTGGTTCGTACTGTTGGGTTTGAGGATTAAACCACATTCGGAATGGGCGGTGACTCATTGACGTTCTCCTATTATTTTTTCCCAAATCCACTCATGACAAAAATACATTACTGTGCCAGCAGGAATACTTGCAAGTGATAATCCTAATGTATATAACAGGTCTCCTCCTGTTACTAATGCATAACTCATAAACCAAATCAATCCTGTTATTTGCCAAGTACAAGTTTTAAATACACGAATGGATAGTAACTTCATCATATTGATATACTAATTTTCATCGACATACCATATCTTATATTTACAATACATGGTCAGTTCAGATGGATATCCGTTTTCAATCAACCATTCATACACATCAGTCACATCGTCGGGTAGTTCTTTGGGAAAACCATAAATCCACCCAAGCGGTGTGGGGTCAACCATTTTCATCGTCATCACTCTCTTGTGCTTTGACCATCATCCAAAGAATGAATAAGCAAGTAATCAGTCCTGCCACAAATTCCATTACTTCCACTCCATACAAGTCGCACGATACGCACCATTCAGTTCAGATAGCATCGCATTTTTAGTGTCATAACACTCACTAAATGATTTATAAATTCCTTGTTCGTAGGGAACAAACTCTCCACTCGTTGTGTATATGACTAATATGAGTATCCACATTACAATTTATACCTGTAGATATGTTTTGGAGGACGTTCTTCGTACTGTGCCTCTCCATTCTCTAGTGCATTCTTTACTCGTTCGGCAAAGGGTTTCAATTTCTTCTCTCCATGCTTATTCACAAAGTATGTACGAATGGTCTTGTCATGATATGTTCTATCACCAAACTGTATCACACGACTCTTTGCGGTCATACCAATATGTTCAAAGTTACTTGCCTTGTAGATTGTACCTTCATGACCATAGTGTGCATCAGCATAAGATATCACAACTCTGAACTCTGTATTCTGTTTCAACCATCGGAGTGTTCGTCCAATAAAGTATGACTCTGTGTTCTTTGGTGTGTCATCAATACAACATAAGCGTCTGAGTTCTATCACATCACCTTCGCAATCACCATACTTCTTCCATGCGTTTGCCATACCCATCGCACCGTAGATCATACCACCGATCAGATTCCACTGCATCGGAGTCCCATCATAAAGACCGAAACACTGTGCGACACGAATACCATTGACATTACCTGAGTAGTGGTGTGTTTCTATGAAGTCTCGCACACCACTGATGTCAATGGGTGCTACTGTGAAATCTTTTACTCGTCCCATGAGAGGTATAGGTATATTGAGAGTCCTAGCACGAACCCTATAACAAGTGCGAAACCGTATTCAATCCACAAAGTATTTCTCCCAAACACAGAGGAGTCCCATAATCCAAATGGGACTTGTGACGATTGTACCCATGATAATGTAATCAATCATAAATTGACCTAAAAATGGAAAAAAATATGCGGCATATTTCGCAGACTCTGGGACTCCACAACACGCAACCTCCAAAACACTGTATGTTCTCTTGGAAATAGGGGTAGCACAAAAGGGCAGTTATACACCATGCCCAGGGTGGAGAGAGTCGTAAAATAAAATGCGGAACGGGTGGATTCGGGTAACCACCAAGGGAGTACGATCAGATGTACCTTTCTACATTGACCCCCAACGACCTGCATTCCCGCGAAGGACATGGGCGCTACCCCTTCGGTCTACCTTACCCCCCATCTGCGAGAGGTATTCGGTCACGTTCCTATCACTCCTGCAGAGAGTGAACCTTGGAGAAGTCTCTCAACTTCAAAACTTTAGATTGTCAGTATACCACAGATAAACAACTGTTGTCAACACTATCGCACCAATAAACAACAATGCGAATTCGTTCTGTGTGTATGACATTATGCTACCTCTTCCAACTTACCAACCAGTTCCCAATCATACGTTGCGAACTCACAACGGATCATATCACCCGGAGTGAACACAACACCTTCAATCTCAGTGTCGAACACCAGATCAGTGCCCTTGAACTTTGTCACCTTGTCCATCTCATAACCAGTAACTTCTTCAAGATACTTGATCGCATCATACTTTAATTTAAAGGTTTTCTGCTTGAGACCGTTAAACTGTGGTTTTGCTAAGTACATAATCTATTCCTCTCTCTCATTCAATACAGGTATTATCGCACATTAGACGACCTCTGTCAACACCCTTTTACGATATTCTTTCAAGGCATAGTGTCGCCTTGCTTCATTAACGTTAAGCAATTCTTCTGCTTTGTTAACAGCAACAATCGCATCATACACTGCTTGTTCCAACTCTCTCTGCTCATCATCGAACATCACCCGTGCATCACACAGTTTGTTCATTCTTTCATATAGTTCAGTCGTCATAATCATTATACAAATCCTAATGCAATCCATAATAAAATCAATGAGATAAGTGGCCATGTAATCCACAGTATAATACCGTATACTACAATCTTTAACACATTCTATATCCTCTGGTCACAGTACCTATTATACTGATATTTCAAACAAAGTCAAGCATTTATTCATTGTATATTTCTATCGTACATTGCAACTTGATTTACACTTTATTCCACACACGCTCGTGAACATAGTACAGTGCAACTTTCGTCACTAATTCTATCGACGCAATTGTCGCACCCACTGAGACCTACTGTGTGACCACTGTGCCGATAAGGAATGTGTCGAGTGTCCCCACTACCCTCCGACTAATTGCTTTGCTTAGAGACCTGCTCCGTGCGTCTGTGGGGGTGTCTAATCGGTCGTTTGGGTGCGAGAGGTCACTCACTCTTTTATTAAATAATGGCATTTATTTTATACCCACTATTTCCCACACTCTCCCACACAATCCCTGCGCACTTTAGATATTCTTCTTGATCCACCGATAAGCAGCATAGGCAAGTAGCAAGACAACAATAGTCCCTATCCCATCTACCCATGACGTTTCATTCACTACTTCGATTAAATCTGCATCAATTTCCATACCATACCCTCTTTATCGTTTCCATTCATAACTCTACAATGTCCACACTTCCATCAGTATATGATCGATAGAGTTTGCCACCGCATCTCCATATAGAAACTAATAACTTTCTTTTCAGTGTCATACTTCATCCAGTGGAATGATTTGTTTGTTTTCATATTCTTCATCAAACCGTCCATTTATTTGGGGCACAACATAGATTTCGTATGGTTTACGGTTCATGTGAGTATCGCGCACAAAGGTGTTCAATGCTTTTGAGAATGCCTTGTATGCTTTGACTGCCTCTTTAGGAAACTTGTGCTTTGTGTAAAGAATAATCTTTAATGTTTTGTTCTTCACAAATGCTTCACGGATGGGTCCAAGCATTGCTGTACCTGGACGATGCACTTGATCTGCTTGCGAGACTATGGTATAGTGCATCAGTTTAGGATCAAGACCTTTCCATTTGTCGATAGGCATAATATCTCCTAACCACTCTTCCCAATTTTCTTTCTCGTTACCGCCTGGTGCACCACGAATAAGGTCTTCACCGACTGTGTACTTACGATAAACTTCTTTGGCAATCTTTGTGATATTACCTTGAACCGTTTGCTGTGCCCATGCGCGAGATTGTGCATATGTGCGAATATCATCTTCAGATGGGGTTTCTCCAACCTTACCGTTCTTCACACAAAGCAACAAGTCACCAACATAGTTTTCATTTTTAGCGCGTACAGTTGGTTTGTTTTTACCATTTAAATAGTGTGCGGTATCCCGCGTATCATCAGGATCATAACTATCAATCTCATACACTGCGACAGGAATTCCATCAGGAAATAATGGTTTCAGTGCTTCGTAACGATGTCGTCCATCGAGGATTCGTCCACATGTAGAAACACAGATTAACTTTTCGTCTACATCCCACCCATCAATCATAAATGCGGTCCGTAGATCAGAAATTGTACCTTGATCCATTTCTTCACGGATACCAAAGTTGCCATCGTTGATCAATTTAAAATTAGGATCAAGAATTTTGATTTCTGCAAAGATGAGATTTGGATGCCCATCCATAATCTTTGGATTTAAGTCGCTGATACTCAGTTTGCCTGAGTTGTTGTAGTTTGTGAAACAGTTTGTTTTTAAAAACATAATATAGTTCTCTTATTTCAATTTGATAGTGTAACTATAACACTATTCATCCAAGTTTGTCAAGTCAAAATCAGAAGAATTGTACAAGGGTGTTGTCTTCTTCATAGTTGAGTAGAATCAGTTCCTTACGATCTTTCTCTTGCTCGACATAGTTTTTAGAATTAGTGCACATAGAATACTTTAAGTCCCACACGATTTGTTTCCAATCAGGGAATCGGTCTTGCACTTTTTGATCTGCATTATATGTAATAAACTGCTTACATGATGCGTTATTACACGCATCCGCAAAGTCATCATGATTAAATGATTCGTGCGTCTCACCGTCTCGACCATACAGATTAGATTTGATCTCATAAGGTGGATCAAGAAACACGAGAGCATCGTCTCGTTTTAGTAACTCACGATAGTCGAGGTTAGTGATCCTCCAACGTTGAATCAGATGTGAGTATCCTTGCATCTTATTAATACCCAAGTATGTAAAGTTAGATATCTGTGATGGGTTGGAATACGAACTGCGTGATTCTGTTAGTCCACTAAATGACATCTTATTGAGTGCGTAGAAGTACGATGCAATCACTAGTGGATCATCGGTCTCGATGATCTGATCCTTCATGCGATTGAACTCTGATTTTCCAATGCCCTTATCGTCTTTCACCGTGTCTTTTATTTCACGGACTGCTTTTTGGAGTTCAGAGCAGTTGTCTCTAAGTTGAGTCCAAAACGTATACAAACTACCATAGAGATCATTGACCCACACATCAGTATTAGGATATGCTTGCGTCACCCATATCGCAACAGAACCACCACCAAGGAATGGTTCGTGATAGACAGGCATATCACTAGGAAAGTGATCACCTAAGACCTTCATTGCCCGTGATTTACCACCAGGATACCGTAATGGTGTCTTTTGAGAATATATCTGTGCCATAGTCTATTATTATATCAAAGAATAACGAATTGTTCAATATCTTTTGGAATGGTTGTTCGTGCAGTGCTCACCTCAACACCAAAAAATTTGAGAAGTGTGGAGAATGCTTTCTTACCAAGTTTTGCAATTTGCTTGATGACTGTTTTTGCTTTATTGAATATCTTACCAAAGATACGTTTGATAAAACTAACTGCTTGTCCTGCTACTTTTTTTATCTTTTGTGCAGCTCTGCGTAAAATTTCAAATTCGTCTAACTGAATGGTTTCTTCTAATAAATTACCCACATACTCCTTAACAAACTTATCATTGCGAATTGTGTCCCGAACAACATCGGCAAAGGTATAAGATGGTTCTGCTGATTCTGCTAACTGCACTTTACCTTCAACTCCCGCACGGAAAGATGAGTATGGATTGCCTTTCGATGATTTCCATGCAACATAAAGTTTGACTTGTTTGGCAATTGACTTGACTTGAGTTGAAACAGTCGGTGTATCTGTAAGACCCGTGTTTTTACCGTCTTTTGTCAATGGAATATACTTACTAATATTACCCTTATCTACATCGAACTCAATGCAAGTTGATGCGACAGGTTGTGTTGATGCAAACTTCTTGCGTCCACTCATTGCCTCAAATGTAAAATATTCCATGAACCGTGCGTTACTCTCAAAATTCAAATGATCTTTAATTTCTTTATTCAATTCTTTATGAAAATTTTCAACAGACAAATACTTTTCAAGTGCAGCTTTGTCTTCTGGTGAAATGTTTCTTTGTGATTCTTTATCTTTTGATAACTTGTCTAATGCCTCTTTGGACATCGTGGTTGCTACCTTGTCAAATCCTTCTTCGATTTGACCCATAATTGAATCAATTTCTTTTTTATTACTTCTATCAGACCCCATATATTCCAATGCGGCATAAAAAGTTGCAATTGCCTCACCCTTTGCTGCAGACATTAACTGACTTCCACCTTTTTTCTTCAGTGAGATGTTGTGTGTCTTAGTATACATGTCAGTTTTTGGTGTCTTGTTACTACCACCATATGAAGTCCAAAATGAACTTAAACCTGATGAATCTGCACCATACTGAACCATTGCAGACTTGCCGATTGTATCGGTCAGTGTTTTTGCAATCTCTAAACCAATACCTTCATAAGTAGGATAAAATTGCTCTGCATGATTTGTCGCTGAGTTGTCTGGTGTCAGTTTGTTTATTTGGTTGTATTTGTCTGTGATAATACTTTCCCAATCTTCACCTCTAGGTGATAATGCCTCTTTTGCTGTTTTTAGATTAACAATATACACCATATTATTTTCTGGGTTCTTGAAAACAACTGCTTCATATTTACTACTGTTATTCTTTTTACCTAAATTACCTACTAGTTGTGGTGCTATAATTTCTGTCTCTTCTGGTTTGAATACACTTTGGATCAGTCGTTCAAATGCTTTAATATCCATAGAATTAGATGTAGACTCAACACGACCAACATCTGACATTGATTTTAAGTCTGGAGATGCATCAACTAAACGGTCACGAATGTTTTTCTTCGTAACCTTTTGTTCAATAATGAGTTCTTTGATGTCTTGATATGTTTTCATGTCCATATTTATGATTTTTGTATTGAAACCTTTTCCGCATCTCGTGCATCACCATTGAGTGGTTCGTAGTTCAATTCTTCGGGTACTGCGACCTCTCGTCCCCACCGATTCTTTTTGGTCTTACACGCAAACATCGCATATCGCCATCCTTCAGGGGGTTCAGGAATACACTTGTCCTTTCGTGTGAGTTCTCTACTAGTCGTGGTCAGGATAGAGCATCCTTTGTACTTCCTTTTCATTCGTCGGATGCATGAATCTATTGTCAAGTCCGTGTAACTCTCGCACACGGTCTCGCCTGTTCTGGTCTTTGCTGTTACTGTCACTCTGAACGTCATTACAGTGTTCCTCATCATGTAAATATAGTGCAATTATAGCATAGTGAACGACTTTCATCAAGTCCTTTCGGTTGTATCCATCCTTCTTGCCATATCGCTGTGCGTATTTGATGATGTTGCCAATGGTGAAACCTTCGCCATGCCCCGCATCAATAATCACTTCGGTTGCTTGTATACGGTTCTTTGCGTAGTGCTGACCGTAGGTTGCGTCAACATACTCCATTATGTCACGCAACAACTCATCTTCACGGAATTTATAATCAATCATGCGTATTAATCCTGCGCAAGTTTACTCACCTTTTGTATTGTCCAAGAACCATCGCCATTATCTTTCCACTCTAAGGTGTCACCCTCGTGCCACCCCATTTCTTTCGTCAGTTCGTCAGGAAACTCAAGATAGAGTTCTCCATTCTCTCGTTCTTTGATAGTAGCAATGTCTTGTTTCATTGTTGCCTCTAAATGGTCCCCCTGTCAGGACTTGAACCTGAAACCTACCGCTTAGAAGGCGGTTGTTCTATCCAATTGAACTACAGGGAGTTATCTTACTTCTGCACACCAGTATCTGCAATCATCAATGCGAGAAGTAATACAGTAAACATACCAAAAATGAATAGACCTTCAGTTTCCATCACAGGGTCTCTACATAGTTGCCAATATCACGCATATCTTTTTCGGTCATCCAAGATGCCTGTCCCCACATAACATTACTCATAGTTCCAATGGTATCACCATTCTTATACTTTGCCAACTTATCAACAATCATATCTGATGTTTGACCAGACAACTGTGGACCCATACCACCACTACCATCAACACCATGACAAGCGGCACACTGTGTGTAGTGTTTAGCACCTACTGCAACTTCCGGTGCAACTTCTTTCTTCTCAACTACCTTGCGGAAACAAAATGTGCCTCTGTCTCCACAAATGTTTGTGAAACCAAGACTGCGGTTTTCACCTGCACCCAAATATGCCAAGGAAGCACCAGTTGCACCAAACATTAAAACCATTCCGATAATAACTTCTTTCATTAGTATCCTCCAATACTTGTAACAAGAAATAGACTGCCTATAGCAAGTATAGGCATCCACAACGCAATACTAAACCACCATTCATTTTTTTCAGTAATTTTCATTAAGAATCCCACTTAGCATTACCACGCAATGCAAAATATAAACCTACAAAGTACAAACTCACATGCAGATAATCATACATCAATACAGTCATCAAATCTGTCGGAGCACTGACCCATATTACACCTGTCATGATACATGCCATTGTGATTCCAGAGAATCGTGTGATCAAATCACCAAGACCAATATGATCTTTAAATCCTATGACACCACCCACTAGCAATCCAATCGCTGATCCTATCTCTCCATAGGTTACGAACCACCATACAATATACGGCAATCCAAAAGCTTCTGCTGTTGCTTCTGTTACAGGTAATTTACTCATTCCTTGTTGTAGAAATAGAATACTAATTGGTATCCTTAACAAGAATTGTGCTACAGGTGCGGGACACTTAGGTATCCATGTGTTAATCATATTAATAATCTAGATCCCAGTGACTTACCCTTCTCGACTTAAATCCCAACGCACCTTGTTCGGTGGAGCTGGGGGTGTTGGCTTTTTTACATTATGAAACACTCCCCATGTGATAAACACACATGCAATCAAAATCTGATGCCCAATAATACTGTAACCAATAAAGAGTAGTTCTGCGGTGTAAATGCCAAATGCAATACACCACATACTTGCCAATAAACTCGTTAGCAAGAAACGATACTCTACAGGCGAATGCTTCAAGGCATTCTTTGTGCTGTCTAATAGACCATAGGCAAACTTACCTAATTTTATCCAACCCATCATTGTGATTTCCTCAGTTTTATACAACTCATTTGAAACTATCCAACCCACCGTCTGAGTCATAGTGCAACCCATCGTTGCCATTTTGACCGATGATGTCCATGCGTTCGTTGTTCTCTTCCCATTCTTCTTCTTGTGCTTCGTATTCTTTGCGATTGTACCCAAACCCAATCTCAGTGATGTTATTCTTGATGATTGTCTCATCATCCCATGCTTCGCCAAGAGTAGGTTCGTCTTTACGATACTGTGCGATTGCTTCTTCTAGGGATACTTCACGAGTTGAGACGATTGTCTCTCCAAGATGTTCTTGTGAAAACTCACGAGTTTCTTCACATACGACAGTATCAGATGCGTATACTTCGGGTGTACACGGATACTTGCCCGCACAAGGCATTCCTTTGGAGCATACCCAAATTGGTTTTTCAACATCATCTGGTACTTCTACGACATACCGCACACGGAACTGCGATATGGTATCAACCATTACATACTTAGGCATTACTTCGCTCCCACTCAACCCAAGACAATTCATCTATGTATGCGTCTTCCTCTAACGCATCAATCTGCTTTTGCAAGAACTCAACCGTATCTTTCAACACGGCAACCAAATTAGAAGTCGGCATAACCACCCTCCTTCTCGACAATGGCATATGCCTCCTCACGAGACAGGACTGTGAGTCCACGCTCTGCGATGTATTCTGGACCAATCCAGATCACCTCACAGTAACGACCAGTAGCACCTTGTGCGACTGCCGCAGCACCCTTCACAACAGAAGGATACTTGACCTTAGTAATGTCGCAAGAATCAACCCAAGTTTCAACGTACATAATGTAACTCCTCTCTCAACTACAGGTGTAGTATCTCATAATCAGAAACCCATGTCAACATTTTTTTGAAAAATATTTGAAAAAAATGGGGTCTTTCGACCCCATCCCTCCTATGCCTTTCCTTCAAGTTGTTTCTCTAGTTTTTCGACCTTACGACTCAACTTGCGAATCATTTCTCTGAGATTATAGAAATCCCGTTCGGACATAAGAACTCCTCTGTTGTTTTTTGAGAATGGGCGGTTGCCCTAAACACTTGCGTCTTCACTCAATTTAACTAGTTTAATATCCCCATTGTTTGTGCGTTCAACTCTTACATAATCATTCATAGATTCAATGATCGTAAATACTGAATCAACTGCTTGTTCTCTGCCAGTATTTTGACCAGATCGAAAGGAAAAGTAAGTGCACAGTGCTATTGCTCCAAAGAATAAAAACTCAGGTGGGACTATCATTTATAATTCTCTCCTCAAATGCATCATAAAACATACCTTGTACATTGTCGCACGATAAAGTCAATAATTGCAAAGGATCATCTGTGCGAGGAAATAAAAAAGTAAACGTCACTTCACGATTATTTAGTGCAATATACTCCATATAGGCAACTCTATTTATATTATCTGCACGATTAGCACGGGTTTCGGGTCCGTAACAATCAGTCCCATCATATACATTTGCCACACTCACATCATTATCTATTAGAAAATCAAAACCAAGACAGTACAATTCCTTGTGCCCCATCTTGATTGCTTCCTTCATAGCATTCATGCCCGCATTAGATCGACGACCTGTTGTTTCCTCAAAACATTCATTCCACCCTGGCACGATAAACCTCAATCTTGGGACTTTACATTCCCCCTTGTCTATTGCGTAGTTGATTTCTCCGATAATCTTATCATCTATAGCAACCAAGTAATCGGGCGTGAAATCTCTGTATAGAGCATTGCACCCGAATATGGTTCCTTTATTCCGCAATGACTCAAGATTGAAACCTTTGCGTGATGTACCGTTGCCAATAATGTATGCTTTCACCAATCGTTTGCTCTTTGTGGAATATACTCTTTAATGACAGGCATTGAGATGCCTTTTGGTAATTGCTTGTTGACTGCTAGTAACAGCAACTCTGAATCATCTGGGTCAACTGACTCTAACATCTGCAAAAACAGTTGCTCTCTCTTAACTTGCTTAATTCCCTCGTTAAACGGCACATTGTTACCTGCACAGAAGTACAACATCTTCTTTTTGTTGATGTCTTGTATCAACACATGCTGTAAGTCAGAACTCTTTTCCATCTTTTTAAATGGTGGGCGTGTGCTAGGAATCAACCAAGTGATGCGAGGATCACATATAAATGTCAGCAAGTCTTTGAGTGCAGGACTTGAATTATCTTTTAGAACTTGTACCTTTTCTGGTTTGGTTCTCTTTTTCCCCGCCTTATCTAAAATTTCAGCAAGACCTATTATATTTGCCATCAAAATTCTCCGATGTGTTCCATAAGATTTTGTAGTCGGTGTTTGATAAAATAGTTCATGAGTTTTTCACGACCATTGCCTTTTGTTTCATATTGATTTAGCACCTCTTCCGAAATAGTATTCGGAACCATATCCAAGTCAACCAATTGCTCATTGCGTCGATATCCTCTTAACATCTTTTCATCACAAAATGATTCGGGATCAAGTGCTTGCCACTCTTCAATCTTTGTTGCTCGTATTGGTTTCTGTCTCTTATCTGAAACAAAGCAGTCATCGTCCGACATAAAGTTCGGAATGCCATCACTCCTATCGCCCATTAGAATATGCTCACGTTTGAACTTTTCGGGGTTGTCTGTGCGGAGAAACTTATCTTGTGATGGTGACCACTGATCGACATTGACATACTTCTGCAACTGCATGAAGTCTTTGTCCGACGATAAAATCAAAATCTTCTCGTCATCTTCTCGTGCCAAGAATGAACCATGTACATTACAAATTGTGGCAATGATATCATCTGCTTCTGCACCATCAACACGAATCACTTTGTATGGGAAGTTCTCTTCCAGTTCATCACGAACCGCATGAAGTGTGTCAAATATAATTGTCCAATCA